TCAGTGAACAGAAATCTGCCCCTCTCGAAGTCAAGAACTCGGTGATGACGACTGCATGTGCCTGGCACGTTACAGCAGCCACCGCGGGTGACGACGAGGGGTGTTCCCTTGGCAAAAGCGGAAAATTTCCCGAATTTGCTGACGCGGCGAACCAGCGAATTGCTGGAGTGACATGTGTCCAATGTAAAGAGACTTGGCATGTCCTTGCGGTGATTCGCTACGTGTTTGTTTTCTTTGGCTTGATATGGGAAGTGAAGGCGGAAGTTGCTCTTTTGAGAGAGTTCGCCAAAATTCACTACCTGTCGAAGCAGCGCCTACTTATGAAATATCTTAAGTACAAGTGCGCTTCTTCTTTCAGCTGGTTTCTGGCGGATGAAATGCCGGTACTGGTTGATGAGCTGAAGAAGGTCGGGGTCAAAGAAACCCCCTATTGGGCGGGTGGAAGGTTCTACTCGTTCATGGTCGGGGAGCGGGTTCGTAATAACGAACGCTTCTTTAACAGTCTCCTTATGATGAAGAAGGGACTGCCGAGACCTGACGAACAGGAGGTGGAAGAGGCCGTAATGAAGGCTCTTTCTACTATGACGACACCTGTGCCGGACCATCCCCGTAGGGATTTGGGTCTGGACACTGTCGCCACCTACCTTCGACGAATCGTCAAGCAGGTGTTTCGACCTGTTGCTTGGGACGATGAGCTGCCTTCGTGGTGGTCCATGTCTGGACACTACGGTGCGCCATCCGGAAAAGGTGGTGCACTCGAGGCCTTGAGACGTGCGGGCTGGTGCCCGAGTCCGAAGGTTTTCGAGTTGCAAAGAGCCGTAACGGGATGGGGTGGCAGTGAAGATTGCATAGAGGACGAAGGGAGTCCGCAGCAGGTTTTGACCGACCTGGCGCAAGCGGAGCTTCGTATCTTGCAGCGTAATCTTGTGGCCGCTGGCCTTGAAGAAAGGAGCCAGTGTAAACCGATTGGTCTATCGGAGCCGCAAAAGGTACGTATCGTCACAACAGGGCCGGTAACTCGGTACGCTGCCGCTGGAGTGATTCAGAGGAATCTCTGGCGTCAGTTAAAAAGGTGGGACCACTTCGCAATCGGGGCGCCGATCACTGGTAAATCGCTATATGCGTTCTTTGGTCGTCTTCCTGACGGAAAGAGGTGGTTGAGTGGAGACTACAAAGCTGCAACGGATAACATCGCAACGGAACTTTCCGAGCACTGCGCGAATCAGATCGCGGATGTCACGGAGATGCCGATGGAGTATCGTACGTTGTTCGTGGACGCGCTCGTCAATCACGAGTACGACATGGGCGACGGAACGTTCCGTGCCCAACGTCGTGGTCAGCTCATGGGATCGCCGGTTTCTTTCCCGGTCCTGTGTCTGATTAACATGGCGTTGATCTGGGCAGCCATCGCTCCTGGTGAGGAGCGATTGGAGAATGTTCGTGCTATGGTCAATGGCGACGACTGCGTCTTCCCGGCAACAACCGAGGAACGGGCAGCCTGGGCCGACCTGGCCGGACTTGTAGGGCTTGAACCGAGTGTCGGCAAGACCTACTTCTCCTCTGACTATCTCGTCATGAACTCAACTATGTTCAGTAATAAATATGACGAGGAGCAGGGCTTTCCCGAGA